AGTATACACAAGATATGACAGGAACAGGTCAACACATTGAATTACCAGACCCTGGTCCTGAACCTGAAAGATATTATGATTGGATGTTATGGAAGTTAAGACAAAGTCCAGAATGGAAAAAAGCCATTTATGGTAAACCTACATTTAAAGATAAATTAAAAAGATTTTTAAAAACAAATAGTCTCGGTCTGAGTTTAATTTACACTCTTGGTCATGTTGTTATTGCAGGGACAACTGTATACGTAATGACTGGTGCAACTTTGTGGGAAGCTGGTGCCGTTGCGATAGTTGAGCCAACACTCAATGGTATATGGTTTTACGTACTACACTCTTTATGGAGAAAATTTAGTTAACATGTTATGTTTATTTTTGTGTACATTTACGAAAAAGCAGTGTATAATATAACTATAAAATAAAAAATTAACTATTTAACTAAGGGAGTTTATATGATAGTTCAAGTTACTTATAATAATGATTTTGGTGGTACACCTCATGCGGCAGCTGAGGTTAATGCTCCAACCAATGACATCAATGAAGCATTAGAATATGCTTTTAGATGGACTCAAAACATTTCAGGTTCATGGTCAAAAAAGATTGGCGATGACGCTAACGATAATGTTAAAGTTCTTTACCACAACTTTGATGGTTCCGGTCTTCGTAGCTCTATGGTTGGCGATGAATTCCTAGCCGATGGCAAAATCTTTAAGTGTATGCCAATGGGTTTTAAGGAGATTGCATAATGAAAATTAAAGGTGCAACTACAATCCTTAAAAAAGAAGCAGAATTCTTAGGATTAACTATGGAAGAATTAAAAATAATGGTTGAGCGTAATCCTTACGCTTTTCCTAATAAAGTAATCGAAGCATTTGGAATTTATTATAAGGAAGGAATTTAATATGGGTATTTTCATTGGTAAACATAAAAGATCAACATCATGGGTTGGTAGGTTTGATCCTACAAATCCTCAAGATATGAAGGAATATGAAACAGTTAAAGCTGTAGTAAGAGTAGTTAATGCAAACTCTAGTAAAAAGTTTAGAGTTGAAAAGAAAGGTCGTAAACCAAAGTATGGTTTTGTTTACGGTGGCAATCCAAAAGGTGGTATGAAAAATGCCACATTGTGGGATGTTTATATCTGGACAAGAAATGATTTAAGACGACCTGATGGATTATCTTGGGGTGAATCAAGATATCCGGATCAGTCATGGAGTGAATACTCATGATTATTGTTGACTACAGCGGTATTGCATTAGCAAGTATAATAATTAATAAAACGTTTGACGAACAACTAATTCGCCATATGATTCTCAACTCCCTTAGAATGTATCGTACAAGATACAAAGATGAGTATGGTGAATTAGTTCTTGCTGTCGATGCGTCAAATAACTGGCGCAAGACAGCTTTTCCACAATACAAAGCAAGTAGAAAGAAAACACAAAAAGAATCTACATTTGATTGGGGTAAAGCTTTTACAATTTTAAATAAAATACGAGAAGAAATTGCAGAAAACTTTCCTTACACTGTTATAAGAGTAGATGGTTGTGAAGCTGATGATGTTATAGGCACATTAGTCGGTATGAATCCAGATCATAATAATGATTTTAATCCACAAAAATATATGATTGTATCTTCTGATAGAGATTTCTTACAGTTACAAAAATTTAAAAATGTCAGGCAGTTTTCGCCTCTTCTTAAAAAAGAATTATCAGTAGATAATCCAAGAGTATGGTTACAAACACACATTATCAAAGGTGATAAGGGTGATGGAGTACCAAATATTTTATCTGATGATAATGTATTTGTTGAAGGGTTCAGACAAACACCAATAACTCAAAAGAAGATAGATAATATTATAGAAGATCTTGAGGAAGGTGAATTGTTATATGCAGCCTCTTGGTATCGAAACTATTGCAGGAATAAAAAATTAATCGATCTAAGTGAAACACCACAAGAACTTAAAAGAGAAATTATAAATAATTTTATGGCCGACAAGCCAGACACACGATGGATGAGACGAGGTAAAGTATTCCCTTATCTTGTTGAAAACAAGTGTAATGAATTGATTAAAAGTGCACAGGAGTTTATTTAATGAAACAGTATGTTTTTGAAGTCCTTGAAGAAGTGGCTAAACAACGTAATCGTAATGATAAAGTAAGAATACTAAAAGAGAATGAAACATGGGCGTTGAAAGATATTATTCGAGGCACAATGGATTCAAAGGTTAAATGGAACTTACCAGCAGGTCAGCCACCATATACACCATCACCAGCACATTATCACCCTGCAAATTTAACAAAAGAAAATCAAAAATTTAAATACTTTGTAAAAGGCGGTCCAGGTGATAAAATGCAAAAAGTAAAGAGAGAAAATATATTCATCGGTATTTTAGAAGGCGTACACCCTGAAGACGCTAAACTCGTTATTTCAATGATTAACAAAGAAAAACCAACCGGTTTAAGCAGACCGATAGTAGAGGAGGCATTTCCAAAATTACTACAGGACTGACTCTACTATCTTAGAAAGGTAGAGAAATGGTACTACAACAACTTGAAAGAGATTTACAAATTCACGCATCAAAGTTACGCAAGAAAGGTAGGATAAATCGAATGGAAAAAATCGTCAAAAAATTAAATTTTGTTAGACGAAAAATCAAGTTAAAACAAGTACTGGAGGAAAAATTTCAAATCAATTAAAAAAATAACTGTTTACAAACAATTAAAACTATGATACTATATTATTATTTAAAGGTGAAACATGAATATATTTGTACTAGATAAAGACCCAATGAAAGCTGCAATGATGATGTGTGATAAGCACATTCCTAAAATGATTATTGAATCAGCTCAAATGCTTAGTACGGTACATCGTATGCTCGATGGCACGCCTGTCAAAAGACGGTCAAAGTCTGGTAAAACTATACAAACATATTACACGTTTGGTGACATACGTGATGATTTGTATTATCTTGCTGTACACAAGTATCACCCATGTACAACATGGACTGCAGAAAGTTTACAAAACTATAATTGGCACTACTATCATTTTGTGTCTATGGCCAAAGAGTTTAAGTTTCGACGTGGTAAAGAACATATAACTTTTAAAAAACTTGGTCCAATACTTGCTGCTCCTCCTATAAATATTAAGGATATTGGTCTTACCGAGTTCGTACAAGCCATGACTCACTATCCTGAGTGTATGGTTCCGGGTGATGCAGTTCAAGCATACAGAAACTACTATCACAAAGCAAAACCATTTGCCAAATGGGAATGGGGTCGTGAGGCTCCAACTTGGTGGAAAGGATACAGCGGTGCCGAAGTACACAGTGAAACCGCTTGACGGCGGAGATGAGTTTGATATTGACTGTAAGTCAGATGATTTACAAGAATATCTACAAAAGAACGGGTTAGTAAAAGTTCTTAAATTTCCTGGTGTTATTGCACATCAAGGAAGTTTGTTATCAAAGACTGACAATGGTTGGAAAGATAATTTAAAAAGAATTAAAGAAAACTCTGGTAAGGGCAATACTATAAAAGTATAGGAGTAAAAATGAAATTCTTTTTGATAGTATCGTTTTTAATGACTGGTTATGCAGTGGAAAGACCTATGTACTTGTTTAAGAATCCTAGCTTTGAGACATATCAAGAGTGTGTTGACTATGTTAGTGTAATGCATAAGAAAATATATCAAAAAGCGGTTCAATCTTACAATTATAAGTTTCCACCTGAAGCTATTTACTGTATTACAAAAGATGCAGTAAAAGAAATATTTGATTATAATAATGGTAAAAATAAGAAACAAATTTAGTCATGATAAAATTGATATCGGATATAGTGATTTGGATGCAGAGACAACCAATAATGGGAGAACTTACACTACTCCTGACGGTAAGCGTTATCCTAGTATCACAACTGTTTTAAGCATACTTACTGAAGACGTTATACGAGCTTGGAAAGAACGTGTAGGCGAAGAACAAGCAGAGATTGTAAGTGGCAAGGCAGTAAGGCGTGGTACGAAAGTGCACAGTATTGTAGAAAAGTATCTAAACAATGAAGATATAACTGGCTTCTTACCACACATCAGACAAAGCCTTGATAATTTAAAACCAGTACTTGATGAAAGTATTGGTACAGTATTTGGTTTAGAGGTTCCTTTATACAGTCATCATTTAAAAGTAGCAGGTAGGTGTGATTGCATTGCACAATTCAATGGCGTACCTTCTATAATCGACTTTAAAACTTCAAGATATATAAAAAAGAAAGAAAAAATAAGTAATTACTTTGCACAAGGTGCAGCTTATTCTATTATGTTAGAAGAACGAGTTGGATTGATTGCACCAAATATAGTAATAATAATGGACGTAGACCATGAAGAACCAGTAGTTTTCGTAGAACATAGAGATAATTATACAAAACTATTACACGATACAATTGATGAATATAGAAAAAGAAGGATGTTTGGACATTGCAGTTAACACAAGTAATACAACTTAGAAACGATTTTGAATTAATAACAAAAGACTATAATATGCCTGAAGGATCTGCTATAGATACTATAGAGTGGTTTTTAGAAAATGGCCATAGGTCAAATTCTCTTCGTAATGGATTTAAAGAAGCTAAAGAAATAGCGAAGAAAATTAAGGAGTTTAGCGATGGCTGCACAAAAAAAACTAGAGGCAGGAAGTAAGTATGCCGGTTTTGATAAAGATGGTGATGGAGTTGTTACTGATGAAGAATTTGAAATGGAACAAAAGTTGATACAACTTGAAAATGAAGATAAAAAACAAGATGCACAAAGGAATATGGCTTGGTTTGCTCTTGGTGGTATGTTACTTTACCCTGCTTTTGTTATTGCTGCAACATTATTCGGTCTCGATAATGCTGCAAAAATTTTAGGTGATATGGCTGCTGTATACTTTGTATCAGTTGCTGCTATTGTTGCTGCATTCTACGGCAAAGAAGCACTAGCAAAGAAAAAATAAAAAAAAGGATTTCGTTATGAAACTTTGGAAATATAAAAATTATGATGAATACGTTAAAGTTCAAACCGAAGGTAACTTAAATAAGCTAAAAAATGTTTGGGCTAGACAAGATGTATTTGATAAAATAGCAACGATTAAACCTGACGCAAAAGATATTATTTGTCACGGAACAAGGAATGGCGCAGAGCTTGATATGTTTAAAAAAGCCATTCCTTCATTGTACTACATAGTTGGTACAGAAATATCACATACCGCAAAGCAATTTCCTAATACAATTCAACACGACTTTCACGAACAAAAAGAGCCATTTGTTAATAAGTTTGATATAGTTTACAGTAACTCATTT